CGACGACGCCGAAGTATGTGAGTATCTTCGGGACAAAGCGTTTACGCATGATGTCACTCTTGATGTACCCTGCACGCCGCGCCGCCTGAAAATTCCACACAGCATGCCAGATGGACGGCTCCTCTACCCCAGTGTCAACAAGATGTTGACGTGAAAGCGACAGCCATTTTGTCACAAGGTCGGCGCACACCAAAATGAAGAACGCCGCGAAGATCTGTGCATGATCTTCGTAGGCGATCGTAACGACAAGCGATAATCCGAGTTTCTCCGCCCATCCGTCCGCCATGCGGCTCAGTACGGGCATGATATGTTCGATCAATCTGCATCTCCTTTCCACGCACAGAAAAAGCCGCCATGCGTTATGACGGCTTTTCTGTGCTCTGTCTTACCCTGCGGCGTGTGCTGCGAGATACGTAGCAACGTCCTCACGGTAGATTTCAGGGACGACCTTCTGATCGTCTCTCACTTTGTCCTCTTCGGAGATTGCCCACGCACCCGCGCGTACAAGGTACGCGTAGATCGGAATCATGTATGTCCACTTCTTCATTTGCCCTCACCTCCTTTCAGGGCTTGTAGAGTTTCTTCGATTTTTACGAGACGCACTTCTTGCGCAGCGACAGCTTCAAATACGGATACGCGTCCTTCGTCGTCTGCTTCTTCCGCCGGATTCGTATCCTCTCCATTTGGCTCCTCTGTTTTTGGAGGACTAAGGACAAGTCCGATATTGGGGTCAAATGTGGCAACGTAGCCGACTTCGCATTCCACACCTGTGACGTCTACCCAGTAGGTAGAGGGTGAGAATATGCTTCGCCATGTGTCAAAGTCGCGTTCATCTTCGTGGACGGAGCGAACTTTTCCATACAATATTTCTGCGTATTTGTTCATTGTGCCCTCCTTTTATGCGGTACCGTTTGGTGTCTCTTTATTGATAGCGTTGGACCATTCGATGGTAATCTGTAAGAATTCACGGCGTTTAAGTTTTCCATTTTGCGGGTCTCCGTTTTCTTGAAAAACGAAATTGCCAAACGCTGTTCTAACCATAGTCGTTGAAAACCTATAATACATACCATACGATTCGTACCCATACGTTCTCCCTGCTTCTACTTTTATGTAGCTAGTAATTCCATATCTTCTTAAGTTTAAATACGTCAGCCGCAGAACCGTAACGCCTTTCGGGACGGTAAATGTTCCAGTTCCTTGCACGGTGATGCTCCCCGGCGTAGGTCCGCCCTGCTTTAGGATGGCAAGCGATACTCCGTTTTTCTCCTGCCGTCCGCTGGTCGCTTCGCTTTCGGTGGCAGCCCCCAGTGCTGCGAAGCAGTCAACGCCGTCTACATGGAGCGGCAGGACGCCGCCCATTGCATGTGCCTCCACTCTTGTCGAGTAGAGTGCACAGGATTCGACGACGCCTTTTGTATTTTGCAGTTTGAGCTTTTTAATCAGTTCTGCCATGATCTCACTCCACCCAGATTTTTGTTCCGTTGGCAAACGTCAGGACATTTGTGCTGAGCGCCGATGCCGTCGATGCATTTCCCTCTAGTCCGCCATCGGCTTTGATCTTTCCGGTAGCAGTCAGAGCAGGTACCGTGAGCGCCCCTGTCATGCTGTCACCGGCCTTGGCGACGAACTTAGAGGCGTTCTGCTGGTCAAGTTCTTGGAGCTTTTTATCCAGATCGGCTTTTAAGTATGTTTCGCCAGCCTTCTGTGCGACGAAGGCGGCAGATTCTGCGGCGCTTTTTGCGCTTTCCTGTGCGCTCGTTGCAGCAGATTCTGCTTTATCGACTTCGACGTTGATTCCGTCGATGTGTCGTTTCATTGAGGCAATATTTTCCTCCATTGCCTTGACGTGCGTTTCGGATGTGGCACTTGCCATTTGACTTTTGCCCGCTTCCTGTCTGCTCTGCTCAGCTTCCGTTCGCGCCGTTTGCGCTGTGCCCGCAGCGGATTCGGCGGCACGCCGATGTTCCTCTGCGGTATTTTTTGCGTTGGTTGCGGCGACAGCATCGAGTGATGCGTTGCTTTCGCTTTCCTGTGCATTATGCGCGGCCTGCTGCGCCGCTGATGTGCTCTGCTGCACGGCGCGAAGATTTTCAGAGACGGCAGCTCCGGTCTCGAATATCCGGCGCACGAGTTCTGCGGGGTCAATCTCGCTCCCATGTTGGACCATGACCGTCCGCCTAATGGTCTCCGCCTGCTCCTGCAAGATCGCCGTCAATTTATCCGCCATCGTCTCTATATACGGCAAGGGATACTTATTCCCGAGATCGGTCAACTGGTCGATTGGCGTGACGCGGTAAATCGTGATATTCTTCCCGCGCGGCAGCTTCGGCGGCTGCGCATGTGCATCAACAGACTCCCCAGGCGCATAGCCGGGATAGTGGACGACGTTCGCCGTCATATCCACGAAATAGTCCCGCGTAAGCTCCACTGATACATCCGTCGCCTTGTCATAGATTGACACACGTACACTGTTTGCATCTGTGACGGCAAACAAAAACGGGAACACCGAAGTATTCCCGTCTCCCTGATACGTCACGGCAGTTTTTCGATACTCAATCATTTGTGCGCTCCTTTCTCCCCCTTGTGCGCCTCTGTTTCTTCGGCGGCTCAGGCTTTTTAGGCACTTCCTTTTCCCGCAGCTTCTTGTCAAAGATCACCGAACGCAAAACATTTTTGACACGCGGGTCATAGTAGTTATCCGTCTCCATCATATCAACGGCAAACTGCACCGCAGAGAATACGCCGTCCGAGAGTGTGTTCGTGATACCATGACGCGTCGCCGTGAACGTGCTCACCGTTTGCGCAGCAGACTTCGCGATATCGACGTACCCGACCTCTTTCTTTGGCTTCTTGTACTTCTTCTCCTCCTCATACTTCTCGCGCTGTTTCTTCGTCATCTTCTTCACGCGCTCGCGCTCCTTCACCTTTTCTGCCTCGCGCTTTAGATCGTCCTCTCCTTTCTTCCTGATGAGGTTCCACGTCGCCATTGCCTGTTTTCCCCCGCGTGAGACAACGGAGCCGACCTCAAAATTGCGCCCGCGCGTCGTGCCGTCAAAGAGCGCGTCCGTTACCATCCCGATAAGGTCACGAACGATAGGAATCATGCCCGTCGCCGTGGATACGGTATTCTTTCCGATCACGTTCATCCAGCGTTCTTCCCATGGGACTTCAACCTTTGTTGTCTTCCCCGTTTTCGGGTCAACAACATTCCGGTACTTGTCCCTATCGTCGTCGCCTTCAAGTCCAAGCGCGGCTTTCCCGAGCCCGCCGATCAGTCCGACAAGAATAATGCGGTACAGCACCGAGCGTGCAAACGGCATCCAAACGCGGATATGTCGGTACCCGTCGGCGTTATACTTCCCGCCGTAGTACGATTCAAGCACCGCGTTGAACTGCGTATTGAAGAAGGAATAGAACGACGTGAACATCTTCACCGCTTCATTACGTGACCGTTGAATGGCCGCAAGGTCTTTCGTCTGCCCCGAGCCAAACGTATCACGCACAGCCGCATCACCCGCCTGCACCGCACGTATCTCTGCCTCACGAATCCGCTCCGCTTCATCGTAGATAGGCAGCTCGCCCGCACGTTCAAGAGCGATACCCGCCTCCGCAAACTCCTTCTCCTTCGCACGGATGCGCTCCTGTAGTGACGGGTCAACCTTCTCCTCCATTTCACGGCGCAGGTCATATATCTCTGCACGCAGCTCGTGCACACGATTCTGCGCCTCCTGATAGGCACGCTTATTCGCCTCGTTCTCCTCATTGATCTGTGCCATAGCCTTCGGAAACGCCTCGTTATAGGCACTGTTCCACGTCGGGACAGAGAGTGCAAGGTCGGTAAAGGAGAGCGCACGATAGGAGTTATCCCGCAGAAATTCAAGCGGTTTATACGTCGGGTCAAACGTGTGACTATCGCGGCGTACATCACGCTCCATGTTGTTGATGCGGTCAGCCATAAAGATAGACTTCTTCGACATAGCAAGAAGTGTTTTCGGATGAAGGGCAAACGCCATGACCGCCTGCAGAGCCCGCCTTGCCCCGAGCTTATCGACCACAGGGGCAATGTTCGAGACGTTCTCAATCACAGGCCACATACGCCAGCCCATAATCGCCATCGTTGAGTTCCGCCGAAACGCTGCAAGCGCACGGCTTATTGCACTCCCCGCAAGATCTGTGCCGTCTGCAGGGATAGCCCACACATCAACCGCCCACTGTTTCAGATACTTATAGACAGGGCGCCCATAGTTGGAGGAAACATACGCCTCAAACTTCTTGTCGTTGATGATGCGATACACATCACGCGCCGCAATGCGGAACGCAATGTTATGTGCCGCGTTATAGATATGCTCCTGCAGAACGCCAAACTCAAGACGAACAGGCAAGGCAACGTCGCCCTCAACGCGGGCTTTCGTGTGTCCGCGCTTCGTTCCAAACACCTGCGCGCCTGTCATTGTCCCCTTTGCCGCCTCTTCCGCCGTTTTATCCTGCACATTCGAGGACTTCTCAGCGTTGTAGCGCAGGGGATAATAGCCGCCTTTCAGCGTGATTTCCTTCCCGTCTGCCGTCTTGATCGTAAATTCATGCGCAGGGACTTTGCCGATGTGCGCGCCGTTCAGCCGCTCCTCCGTGCGGGCACTCTCCTCCCAGAACGTATCAACGAGATTCCACACCTCCTGCACGACCTTCCAATCCTTCTCTGTCATGTTCTCATGCAGGGTACGGATAACATCGAACTTTTGCCCGACACCATCGAGCACACGCTTTCTGTTCGTAAACGTCCCCCAGTTCATGGCAAGGCAGAGAACATTCTCTTTTGAGAGCATATCGCCGTGCGCGTCGATGTTCCTATCCTTCCACTTCATACGCTCTTTTCGCGTGTAAACGGAAAAGATTTTTTCAAGCTCCTTCTGCTTCTCACCGAGAATCTCGGATTCCTTCATCTGTGCACGGTCATACGTGCCATAGAGGTATCGGTGTGCTTTCTCTCCAAGCAGACGCATAATAAGCTCCGGTTTCGTCAAGAGGAGGCTCCCCTCCTGCCCGTACTTTGCCAGCACCTTCCCAACAAACGGCGTCTTTGCAAGAAGCTCGCCGTAACCTACACCGCCCGTGTCCTCCGAGACAGGATGCTCCACAATGCCTGTGGGCTTCAGCGCGCTATCATCCGTGAAAATCTCCCCGAGAATATCGTCCGTTGTCTTCCCCTGCATGCTCTTTGTCAGCATCTCGTTACGTCTGCGTCCGACGTTGTAGAGGATACCGAGGGCATTGACAATATCCGCAAAATCGTCAAGCTGCATCTCCTGATACCGTTTCTTCCCCTCTGTAATGACATCGAGGAGATCAGACGGGTCGCAGGCGTCAATGTCGATGTTATCCTTGTACCGCGCAAAAAGCTCAGAGAGCTTCGCACAGTTGACAGGCTTTTCCTCATCGTTCGCTTTCAGACCGAGGAGATAGCCGATATGATTCAGCCAGTACCGCTCATCCGCTGCGAGCCGTACCGTGCGGGCACTCAGCTTGCGCTTTACACTCTCCACCAGCTTGTTCAGCCGAGCTTCGTTCCGCTCCGCCTCATAGGCACACGCCGCCGCGAACGCCTGCTGTTCTTTCAGTGCGAGCACATCAGACCATTTCCCCGCCGCCGCAGCTTTATCCATAGCACGCGCATACTTCCGCTCATTACGGCGGAAAAAGCGCGGGTTGCAGGATTCACTGATCTCTCTTTCGCGCAAATACGCACGCGCCTCCTCACGCATAAACCGCTCGTGTTCATACGCAGAGCGTTCATACTCCTTTCGTACTTCCTGCTTTGTCCCGCGCCTTGTCGGGCTCTCTGCCTTCTTCGCCTCCGCAACGGCTTTCTTCTTCACCTCTTCGGGCGCATTCCCGCCAAGGAGACGCATCAGACGCTCTTTACGGCGCAGGGCGGCGGATTCGATAGCGAGACGCCGATGGTACGCTTTCGGCGTCTGCATGGCGCGTGCCACGTTCTCATCCGACAAATGCTCCTGCATGATCTGCTCGTCAAGCTTGCGGGCATATTCGGTCATGTAATCCTTTAGCTCGTTTTCGAGCGTCTTGCGCTTCCCTCGTGCCTTCTTGTAGGCGGCGTAGGATGAGAACCAGTTCATGACAACATCCGTACTGCCGCCTTGCCGCATGGCATACTCAGCGAGATAGACAGGATCGTTTTCCAGCTCAGCACGCTTGCGTTCACGCTCTGCCTCCACCTTTTGGTTAAACTCCTCCCGCGCCTCCTTCTTCAGGTCGTTCATGACACGCTTGCGCAGAATATCTTCTGCCTCTTCTTGTGCCTCCTGTGTCCAGCGTTGATAGAGCTCCGCCTCTGTCTCACCAAGGAGGGATTCAACACTCTCCTTGCCAAGGATTTTTTCAATCGGGCGGAATCGCTCGTCCAGCTTTGCCTCCACGATCTCGTTCTCCGTTGCAATCATGCGTGCCATGACCGCCTGTACCTC